GACCAGTCCATCCAGCAGGCCGTCGGAGTCAGCTACTACGCACTCGGCGGCGGCAGCTTGTGACACCGGATCTCCGCCCCATGGCCAGAATGCCAGCTCTTGAATCAGGTTGACGCCCTCAGCCACTAGTCCCTCATAGCGGACGTTTGCCGGGCTGTCCCCGGGGGGTGAAAGCCAGTCCACATCAGCAAGCCGAGTGGGCGATACGGTGGATACCGGCATGCGCCATCCAGCAGCAGCCGCTTCGCAACGCGGCCCCCATTGGCCCGCGTTGACTGCCAGGCTCAGCCCACCAGCCTTGGTTGCCGCCAGCGACGCGCCAAAGAACAGCGGCCCGGAGAGCTGCAGTTCGCGCACATGGATCTGGGCACCATTGAGGTACAGCCGAATCCGGCGAGGCGTGCCGAAGACCACCTGCAGCCCGACAATGTCGCCATGGGCCACAGCCGGTAGCCCGGTCGCGATCGCTCCACCGGCCTGCAGCAGCCGCCCGGAGGCAAGATCCCAGCCGATGCTCCACAGATCCGCGCCCAGCGACTTGTTCAGCGGCGCCGCTGCGGTGGCAAAGCCGACCAGGGCAGAGATGGCGTCATCACCCCACACAGCAAACTCCACGCCCACCGTCCCTGCATCAAGGCTGAAGTCGGAACGCGCGTGACTGGCCAGCGTGGTGGCGCCGGTGGTGGCCAGGGTGAGCCCGCCATCTCGCGCAGCGAGTACCGGGCCAATGGGCGTGGCGGCGAACCGCCCGAATGTGTCGGTCATGGTCATCCCAGTCCGTCGAACCAGTCCTGCGCCTCATCCTCATCGGACCGTGGCACGAGGGCGTCGAGGTAGTGCTGAAAGGAGCGCTTGGTCCCGCCCTGGCTGTGCGAGGCGGTGATGTACGCGGCGAAGGCAGCGGGCTTTATGTGCAGGCTCACGGGGTCGATGGGGTTCCGCTTGTGGAACTCCCACCATTCCAGGAACTCGCGCCGTGACATGGTGGCCCGCAACTCCGAAACCGGCCGGTGCAGGTGACCGGCGAGGACCTTCCAGAACCAGTCCTCGCCACGCTGCCTTAGCCGTTTCCCGCGTCGGCCTGCGCCTGGGCGGCGTCGTCGCCGAACCCGGAGTGCTTCATGGCCACGCGCTGCAGCTCAGCAGCCACCAGCGGCTTGAGCTGGGCGGCCTGCGTCACGTTCATGACCGGCTTGCCGTCCTCGTCGCAGATGGTTGCCGCGATCAGCTTGGCGCGGTCGCCCTCGCCCCACAGCTTGCGGAACTCCGCGTCCGGCAGCTCGCGCACATGGAACTGTGCCTTGTCGCCGTTCGGCAGGGTGATCGCGTCAGCGTGCACGTCCTTGGAGGCGAACATGCCCAGGTCGGTGAATGACTGCAGGAGGCTCACGGGCTGCTGCGGCTGGGTATCGGTGGTTTCGCTGGTCTTGCTCATTGGCCGTTTCCTTGAATGGCGACAGGGCGCGCGGGCCGCGCACGGCTAACACGCGGAGGATCCGCGCTCCCCGTCAAAGAGAAGGCCCGCCGAAGCGGGCCGAGAGAGAACGCCGTTGCGACGGTCAGCCGCCCACCGAAGGCCGGTGGGTAGTGACTGCGCCGGAGCCGCGGATGGTGATCGTGGCCTTCCAGACGTCGTTGTCCTGGCTGGTCACCGCGAAGTTCTGGACGAAGCCGTCGAACTGCTTGGACAGCACGTCAGTGGGCGGGGTGATCTTCCCGGCGACCGCGACCGGCTTTGCCGCTCCTTCAGTTTCCGACTTCGGCGCGGTCACCAGCCAGTTCACGACAGCGCCGGTCTTGTGGAGATCTTCCAGCTTCTCGTGATCTTCGCTGTCGTAGATGATCTCGATGCTGGTGCTGCCGGTCTGCTTGCGCCCGGCGACGAACTGGTCCCAGTCGTCGTCGTAGTCGGAGATATCGATCTCCGACGCCTGGCCATCGGGGAAGCCAACCGAGCGGAGTCGGGTCACCTTGGCGACCTCAGCCGCACCGGTGGCGACGAACAACTGGGAGTGCTTCGACTTGATTACCTGTCCCATAGGGTTTTCCTTGCGTTGTGCCCGTCGCCGGGCATGAAAAAGGCCCCTCGCGGGGCCGGTGGGTTGCCGTTCTGTGGATCAGCGCAGCTGCAGGAGCCTGGCGTCGAACGAGATGCCAAAGGCTGCCGTGCCATCGCTGTCAGGCGTCGGGTTGTAGGACTCGATGCTGCCCACACGCTCGACCACATCGCGAATGGCGACGGCAGCCCCATTCGCTTGAGTCATGGTCTTGCCCCAGACAGTCAAACGGACCCGCCAGCCGTCAGCGGGCGGCGCTTCGGACAGCATCGCGGTGGGCGAACCGCCAACGATCTCCCACGTCGCGTATGGCAGCGTCGCGTCCTGTGGCGCTGTGCCTGGCCACAGCCTGATGGGATCGCCGAGCACCTGGCGGACGGCCGCCGCGTCCTGCAGCAGGGATTGGATCAGCGGGACCATCATTTCCAGCCCCCCTTCTTCAGCTGCCTGTCCAGTGCGGCCCAGGTCTCATTGATGATCACCTGCGCCGCCTCCGGGCCCTTGGCTTCGCCTGCCGGCGTGAGGAATGGCTCGGCCCTCATTTTCCTGGTGCCGAACTCCTTGAACCGCCAGTAGTAGGCCCAGCCCGCCTCCTCGTAGACCTTCCCGACGCGCCCACGGCGGCGATTGCGCTTGGTGTTGGCGTACTTCCGGCGGCGACCAGTCTTGACGCCGACAGTGAAGTACTCGCCACCTTGGCCAACACCTGCGCGCTGCCGGCTCTTGGTGTTCGCTCTGCGCGTCACGATCTGCGAGGCCATGAACCCCGATGCTCTCGGCGCCCGGCGCCTGGCGTCGTCCCGGATGACATTGCCGCCCTTGCGCATGCCGGCTTGCACGGCTCGCCCCTGGATCGCCTTGGGTGCCTCCCGCAGTGAACGCAGGAGACCGTCTAAGCCATCGATCTTCACCTGCTCAGTCATCGGAGACCCCCGCGTCAACCATCAAGGTGATATGGCCACGCGCCGTCGGGTCTGGCAGCGCCGCGCGAATTGCGTACACCTGCCCATCGAACACCACGCGCATGGTCGGCACTACTCCGGGCAGGTAAGGGATCTCGATGCGTGCAGTCACCTCCCCATGCTCGGCCGAGGCCGCAGTGAACTCTCGACCCGAGAGCGGAACCACCTCTGCGGGCACGTCGGCCCGCCATTTGCGCCATTGCTTCACGTCCCCGCCGAGCGGATCGCGTACTGGGCCGTAGTCCTGCAGCTCGATGCGATGCCGGTACTTGCCCGCCCGCCTCATGGCAGCACCCGCCGGTAGGGGAACATCAGCCGGTCCAGCGTCGGGTTCTCAGCCAGCTGCGTGCCAGCCACCACTGCCTCTCGGTTGGCGTACAGATCCCCCAGGAGCAACAGCACCGCCGCGCGAAGCGGCCCCGGCAACGGGCCGGGCGTGGTCGTGAACTTCACCGGATAGACGCCCGGCTCACTGTCGAGCGTGGCCGGCTCGATCGGCAGCGGAGAGCGGCCCTCACCGATCGGCGTCCACTCATAGCTCGCCGCTGCCAACGCATAGCCCGTGGTGCGCTCCACCGACTCACGGGCGGCCGTGATGAAGGCGCCGATCAGCACGTCGTCAGCATCGTGGATGACTACCAGGTGCGCCTTCGCCTCGCTCAGCGACACGGGCTCATCGGCCGCCGGGGTCAACGTGCGCAGCATGGGTCATTCCTCCGGCGTGGCCGCCTTGATGGCGGCGGGGTGAGTGTCGATCAGCCCGCCAAGGCGCAACGCCTCAGCGTGAGCCGCATTGACCTGGATCACCTGTCCGACCTTGCCCAGGTGGTTGTCACTGAGCACCAGCGCCGGCACGGTTTCGCCATCCGGCGGAGCCAGCTCTTCATCCGATGGCGGCGCGTCGTTGACCGTGCCCACGTTGTCGGTCGCCTGGCTGTCTCCGCCTTCAGCCGTCTCCGGATCACCGACGGCGCCTGCCGCGTCAGCGTCTGGGCTTTCGGCGTTTGGCTGCTCGCCCCGGCCGGCCGCTGCGTCCACTACCGCAGCGGGCGCTTCCTGCGCATCGAGCGGGCCGCCAGCCGCAGGCGCTGGGGTGTTCTTCTGCTTTGCCATGATCGTCTCCAAGGGACGCCCGCGCGGGGCGTCCCTCCGTTCGTGGGGTCGAGGCGTTTAAGCCGCGGCGCCGTGCTTGAAGGTCTTCACCGCGCCGCCCACGTCGACCAGGTTGCCGCCAGAGCGCATCCAGGCCATGAAGCCCACC